GTTTTTAAGGGCAAGACCCGTGAGCGGAATATCCGCGGCGGAAAATCAGTTGCATTTCCTATCACCGGGAAAATGGCGGCTGCATATCATCAGCCTGGGTCTGAACTTAAAGGCGATACGAATGATCCAAGTGATCTGAATGAGCGTATCATTACCGTCGATAGTTTGATGGTCGCAGATGTTGCGATCGCCGAAGTCGACGAGCTGATGAACTACTGGGACGCACGCGCAGTTTATACAACTGAGCTGGGCAGAGCGTTAGCGTATGAGTGGGACAAGCGTGTCGCTCGCTTGATTTTCCAAGGTGCGGATTCTGCAAAGTATCCCGAACCTTTGAAAAAAGACGGCACAAATGACAACGGTGGTCCCCCGGACAACCGCGGTCGCACTGGTTTCTCCAAGACCATCGACATCTCCTCTGGCACCAACCAGGAGAAAGGCGACAAGCTGGTCGAGGCCATCTTCGATTGCAAGATTGCAATGGAGAAAAAGGATGTGCCCACCACTGATCTCTACGGTGTTTTCACTCCTGAGAACTACTACCTGATCACCCAATCGAGCCGCGCTATTAACACCGATTACAACGGTTACAGCGCACCTAACGGCACGATTGCTGAGGGCCGCACTGCCTATGTTGCTGGGATTCCTATCTACAGCAGCAACCATGTTGTTCAGTCCAGCTACACAAACGTGGCTGGCGACATGAACGCCAACTACGCGGCCAACCTGAGCAAGTGCGACGGCCTGATCTTCCACCGCGACGCCGTTGGCGTTGTGTCCCTGCTGAGCCCCGCTCTGCAGATGACCAGCGGTGACTGGAACATCAGCCACCAGAGCACCTTGCTGCTGGCCCGTCAGGCCATCGGCATGGAGGTTCTCCGCGCTGAGTGCTGCGCTCGCATCATCCACTCCTGATAACCTCAGGAAGACGATTAGCAGTCGTAAGGGGGCCGTAGCTGGCCCCTTTTTTATTGGGGAAGTAGCCTGTGGTGGTCAGTGGTGCAGAGGAATGAGCAACACCCCTGAGAGCGTGACGCCAGGCCGGTCAACACTGCTGGATGCAGTGAACGTTCTGTTGCTCAACATCGGGGAAGAGCCGATTGACAACCTCCTGAACCAGAAGAATCAGGAGGCCCGGATGGCTGAGCTGACTCTTCGCGAGTTCCACAAGGATGGCCAGGCTCGCGGGTGGACCTGGAACACAGATCTGGCCTACCGCTTTCAAGTTGACACCGAGGAGGAGATCGTTGTCCCGGCGAATGTTCTGGCTTTTCAGGTCGATCCTTATCAGTACAACAACCGATTCATGCTGCGAGGCAAGAACGTCTACGACCGGCTGAACCAAACAAAGAAGTTCCCGGCCAGCAGCGGCGTCACTCAGATCGAGGCTGACGTGATCTGGATGCTCAGCTGGGATGACAGCCCTGAGGTTTACAACCGATATACGACTATCCGCTCTGCTCGCGTGTTCTCCACCCGAGTGCTGGGCTCCGACTCAGTGACTCAGTTCACCGCCGTTGACGAGGAGAAGGCGATGACTGAGTTGATGCGGGTGGAGATGTTGCAGGCCAACGCCAACGCCCTGACCGGTGGGCCTTACAGCAGGCCCTTCCCGACCTATCAGCCCAGCCTTGGCCTGATGCGTGGGGGAGGTCCATACGTTGGCTAATCTCGTCAACTACACCATCCCCAACCTGATTCAGGGGGTGAGCCAACAGCCGGACGCGCAGCGAGATCCGAGCCAAGGCGAGAAGCAAATCAATGGGATGAGCTCCATTGCCGAGGGGCTGCGCAAGCGTGACTGCACGGTGACGTTGGCCAAGGTCAGCGACAGCGACTTTGGTGACGCGTTCTTCCACAGCATCCTGCGGGACCAGAAAGAGCAGTACCTGTCAGTTGTCACCAAGGACAAGATCCAAGTTTTCGGTCTGGACGGCGAAGAGTTCACCGTTAATGAGGCAGACGATGACGCCTTTGATTATTTAGGGACGGTCCAATCAGCCAAGTCGGACCTGCGGGCTGTGACCATTGCTGACTACACCTTTGTCAGCAACCTGCGGAAGCTGCCGCAGATGCAGGACGCGACGTGGCCGGAAGATGAGCGGCCAGCAAACGAGTGCTTGGTGTGGGTGAAGCAGGCCAACTACGGCCAGACATACCGGGTGAACGTCAACGGCACAGAGACGAGTGTTGAGACGGCAGTGGCCCCGGTTGTTACACAGGGGAACGAGGTCACTCAAAACCGGATCAGCTCAGAGGAGATTGCCGAGCAGTTGATGACTGGTGGCAACGGCAATGGCATTGAAGACATCGACGGGATCACAGTTTCACGTCAGGGTTCAGTGCTTTGGCTGCGGTCAGACGATGCGATCACGGTCGAGGCAACTGACGCCCGAGCCAACTCAGACATCACGGCAATCCTGGACAAGGTTCAGGTGTTCACTGAGCTGCCAACCATTGCGCCTGAGGGCTATCAGGTTCAGATCGAGGGCGACCCCGGCAACAACTTTGACAACTATTACGTTGCATTTGAGCCACGCAGCGGGACGTTCAACGAGGGCTCGTGGCTGGAGACAGTCAAGCCTGGGCTCAAGTTCCGCATTGATGCGGACACCATGCCGCACCTGCTGGTTCGCCTGCCTGACGATGAGTTCTGGTTTGGCCCGGCCGATGGCAGAACGATCGAGGCTGACGACGAATCGTGGGAGGTTGAGATCCCCAAGTGGGGTGAGCGCAACAGCGGTGACGAGGAGACCTCCAAGCTGCCCACCTTCCTGGCCAACGGTGGCAACGCCATCAGTGACATCGGGATCTATAAGAACCGGCTCTATTTCCTGTCTGACGAGGCAGTCGTTCTTAGCCGCGCTGGCGATTTCTTTGAGTTCTTCCCCACCACTGTCACGACGGTGCTGGATGACGACCCGATCGACATTGTTGCCAGCAACAACCGAGTGTCAGTGCTGCGTTACGCGGTGCCGTACCAAGACGAGCTGATCCTGTTCGCCGATCAGTATCAATTCCGTTTCAACAGTTCGGACTCAGCGCTGACGCCATCAACAGCACAGATCACGGTGCTGACTCAGTTCGAGGCTGACTCTGCGTTGCGGCCAATTCAGTCGGGTGGCGGGATCATCTTTGCCCAGCGCAACAACCAGTGGGAGCGCATCCGAGAATTTTCTGTCCGGGGGGCTGGTACGGCGCTAACAGCTGACGCTGTTGATCTGACCAGTTACATCAGCACCTTTGTGCCGAAGGATGTTTACGCCATGACCGGTAATGACACCGGGAACATGGTGTTCATGATCAGCAGCCGGAAGGACACCGGCATGTTCGGCACTGACTTCCGCAAGCGAATTTACGTTTACAAATACTTCTATCGGAACTCAGGCCAGCAGGTCGAGCGAGCCCAGAGCAGCTGGAGTTACTGGGAATTTAAGGGTGCAACGCAGGTGCTGCAGGTCCTGTGCATCGAGGAAGACCTTTACATGTTGGTGCTCTATGACGATGAGGTGTTCCTGGAGAAGCTGAGTGTCACTGACCGTCTGGAAAGCGACGACTCTTCGCCTTACAACCTGCTGCTAGATAGGCGGACAGACAGCTCAGACAACACGCCAGAAGCTTTGCGCGTCACGGTTGACAAGTGGAACGACTTGGACAACACAACCAAAGTGACGATCAAGTACACCCCAACTGTTGACGTTGAGGTGTGGTCTGCCTGGAACATGGATTACGACAAAGACGACGAGAAGAAGAATTGGCTGGGCCCTCAGTTTCTGGGAGTCATCGAGAAGGGCAAGACAAGCGGCGCCTTCCGCGGCAATTGGGAGAACGCTCGGCTCATTGTGGGTGAGCCTTACAAGTTCCTGTATCGCTTCACCCGTTTCAAGCTGGTGAAAGACATCGGTGGTGGCAGGGCTGCAACCAACTCCACCAGGACACAGGTACGGAAGGCTGCGCTCAGGTATCACGAGACGGGTTATTTCAAGGCAGTGGTCAAGCCAGAGAACAGGGCCGTTGGTGAATACGTTTTTGACGCAACAGAGATTGCCGTGCGGTCCAGTGCGATTGGCAACCCGCCTGTGGTTCATGAAGACCCTGAGCGTTTTTACGAGGGCGTGTTTGACATTCCTGTGATGAGCAAGGGCGAGCAGTGCATTGTCGAGATTGAGAGTGACAAGCCTCACCCCTGCAAGTTCTCCACCTGTGAGTGGGTTGGTCTACTCACAGGACGTTCGAGGCCATTGCAATGAAGTGGGCAGTTCCGACCCTGAACGGGGTGGTTCACATTGGGAACAACCTGCGGCAGGTGGACCGCATGGAGGTGCTGCTGAGTGACAACCTGCCAGGCAGGGAGGCGGTATTGCGCAGCTGGATAGAGAGCGACATCAGCCAGATGATCGTGACTGACGAGGAGGAACCCTGCGGGATGGTGGGGATCAACCACGACATCATCTGGATGCTTGGCACCGACAAGCTGATCGGTTCAAAGAAAGATTGTTTCCAGTTGTGCAGAGAAGCGCGAAGATGGGTTGAGCAACAGCTGAAGGAATTGAACCGGCCGCTGTGGAATGACGTTTGGGTCAAGAACACAACGAGCATTGCTTGGCTGAAATCCATCGGATTCACCGTTGAGCAACCGCGCCCAATGGGTGACAGTGCTGCACTGTTTTGCCGTTTCTGGAGGAAGCCCTGATGGTGTTGCCGCTGCTGGGATTAGGTGCAGCTGCAGGTGGCGGAGCAGCAGCAGCAGGTGGCGCTGCAGCCGCGGCCGGAACGTGGGGTGCTGTTATTGGCGGCGCCAACATCGCGTTGGGCCTTGGCCAAACGTTCCTGGGATACCAGTCGAAAGCACAGCAATACAAATTTGATAAGGCTTTCCAGAGTGCAAATAACAAGTTCGCCCGGTGGCAAGCAGGGTTCAACGCCAAGGTCAACGATGCCAACTCGCAATACAGGTTTTGGCAGGAGACTGTTAATTACAACCAGGAGTTAGCTGCTGTTCAGCAGAACCGGATTGTCGAGACATCTCGTGCAATGCGGCAGGCAGAGCTAGTTGCCGAGACCCGAGCGGCCGCTGGTGCTGAATACCTGCAGGACTCCGAGGCAATTCAGGACGCCTACGCCGAGCAAGAGATGGCAGCGGCGATGGCGCAGCGGCAATACCAGTGGCGGGCATTGCAAGCACGCAGCTCTGTCCGAGCCAGGGCGCAGGAAGGCAACAGCGTTGACCGCTTAGTCAATGACTACGCCCGACAAGAGGGCGACTACATGGCGATTGAGGCCATCAACCAAGGCATCAGGGCAAACCAGTACACCCGTTCACAGCAGCGTGAGTTGGCGGACTACCTGAGCAAGTGGAACAGCCAGCAGTTCTACGAGGAGCAGGTGTTCATGGATCCGATCGCACCGTTCCCACCACTGCCAACACTGATGGCACCGGCACCTCCATCACGCACAGGCCAGCCACCAAGCATGGCCGCGGCTCTGTTGCAGGGCGGAACGTCAGTTCTTGGTGGCATCGAGGCCGGGATGAACACGGCGTTCAAGCTCCGGCAGCTAGGGATCCCAATCACGAAAACAGGCCCTGGCACAAGGGTGAACCCCAACCGGATCTATAAGTCATGACCCAATCAGGTGCGCTGCCATTTGGAGAGATTCGCCCCGGCGCTCAGCCGTTACAGGCGTTCATCGCTCCTGGCAAGGAGGACTCTGCGAAGCCGATCGCGTTTGCAAAGATCCCGAACGTCAAAGGGATCGTCACCCAGCAGATGGCCGGGACCAGCAGCGTTCAGGGCTACAACAACTTTGCAGAGATAAGCGAGGCGCTGGCCCCGTTCAGCAAAAACCTCACATCACTTGCCTCGAAGTACGCGGTCAACAACGCGACTTCCAAGATCGAGGACGCCTACTTCGACCAGGCCCGCCTGGAGAATGAGGTTGCGACAGCCAAGCTGCGCTACCAGCAGATTCAAGAGAAAGGTGCCAAGAAGGCAGCAGCTGAAGCGCTCTATCTAGAGAAGAAAGACGAGCAGGCAGCGAAGACGGTTACAGCCAGAGAGAATCGTACAGCCCTCAGTCGCGCCCCAGAAGTAGAAGTCACAGTCGCAGTCCGGGACGAATGTCATCGTCGCGGGAAAGAAGAAGTCACAGTATCGAAAGCCGCAGCGTAGATTCGCGTCGCCCTGCCCGTAGTCCAAGCACCGACAAGCAGAGCACCCAGAGTAGAAGTCCCGTAGGATCCTCAGAGGATAAGAAACCGAGGAAAAAGGAGAAGAAAGACACCATCCTCAGTCCTGATGCCAGCCCAGCCCGTTCTAAGAGCCCAGTTCCTGTCAAACCATCTAAACAGGAAACCAAGAAGCTGAAGAGTAAGATCATGAACCTTAGCAAGGCAAAAAGCCCAGATGCTGCTCCTGCACCCAGCCGAAAAGCAAAACTACCTGTTGAAGAGATTCTGGAGAAACCAGAAAGATATCGGGTCGAGAACGAAGAAGCTGAACAGATGGTGTATAAGAAAAGCAAGAAACATCTGCAAATGGAGGCACT